AAAATGGAATGGAATGTAAAAACAGTTGACGTACACCCTAAAGAAGAAGGGCATGATGATGTGATCTATAATGTGCATTGGTCAGTATCTAAAGAAGATGGAGAATACTCTGCATCATCTTATGGTACACAAAGCATAGATACATCTGATTTATCTAACTTTAAACCTTTTGATGAAGTAACATCAGAGATGGTTCAAGGCTGGGTTATAGACGCTATGGGCGAAGAAGAAGTTGCTAACTTAGAAGCAAATTTAGATTCACAAATAGAAAATGAAAAAAATCCAACTTCAATTACTAAAACTTTAGATTCTTAGAATGGAATCATTTTTTGAAATAATTATACTAATAGCAGTTGTTGGGTTTATAATATATAAAAAGAAACCAGAGTGGATTGAATTAGTAAAATCCAAACTTAATAAGTAAGCATTATGGCAGATACCTTTACAACCAACCTTAATCTAACCAAGCCAGAAGTAGGCGCATCTACTAATACCTGGGGTGGAAAAATTAACACAGATTTAGATACTGTTGATGGTATTTTTACCGCAAATGGATCTGGAACTAGTGTTGGCCTTAATGTTGGTAATGGTAAAACTCTAACAGTAGCAGGAACCCTAACATCCACAGGAACAGCAACATTTACAACTATTGATATTAATGGCGGTTCTATTGACGGAGCAACTGTGGGAGCCAACTCAGCGTCTACAGGTGCATTTACTACTGTATCAACATCTGGTCTAGCTACTTTAAATAGCGTAACAGTAAGCGGTACATCTACCCTAACAACAGTAGATATTAACGGCGGTGCTATTGACGGCACGCCAATAGGTGCAAACAGCACATCAACTGTTGCAGCAACAACCGTAACTGCTAGTGGTAATGTAAATACCACAGCAGGAGAATTACAAATTAATGGAACCAATGTATTAGAAAAAATATATCCAGTCGGTTCTATCTACATCAACGCAGCCGTAAGCACAAACCCAGCAACATTGCTTGGCTTTGGTACATGGGTAGCTTTTGGAGCTGGTAAAACTATGGTTGGCCTTGACTCTGGAGATACAGACTTTGATACCCTAGAAGAAACAGGCGGCGCAAAAACACACACATTAACAATTTCTGAAATGCCATCGCATGACCATACATCATTGCATGGTGCTGCTAGTAGCAGTAGTAGACCATCTGGTTTTACCGCAGTAATAAACTCATCAACACCTAATAACTTTTATGGCGGAACCCCAGACGATCCTTGGGGTGCAAGTAAAACATTATCTACAGGTAGCGGTTCTGCTCACAATAACTTACAACCATATATAGTTGTATATATGTGGAAGCGAACAGCATAGGGCTAAATATGGCTCTATTTCCAATTACACCCCCAGCAGGAATAATAAAAAACGGTACTGACTACGCTAACAAAGGTCGTTGGGTAGACGGTGATTTAGTGCGTTTTGAAAATGGTTATTTAAAACCTTTGGGTGGTTGGGTTAAGTTTAAAGATAATCCAGTCGGCACATTTTATAGTGGTACTGTTGGCACAACCTCATCTAGTAATACATTAACAATAACTACAACAGTAGTTCATGGTTTGAGTGTAGGAGATACTATTTATCTTGAAAGTTTTGACGCAACAGGTGGCGTACCACAATCAGAAATCAATACAAGTTTTAGTATTGCAAGCGTGCCAAGCACAACCACTTTTACAGTAAGCGCAAACACCTCTGCAACATCAACAGCGACATCATCTGCTTCAACAGTAATAAAAGCAGAAATACCAATAGGTATGTATTCTTATAAAACTAATAATGGCGAAGAGGTTTTAGCCATAGGAACAAGAGTTGGGGTAAATGTTTTATATAAAGATGTTTGGTATGACATAACACCAACAGGTTTTATCGGTGATGATGTTATTACATCTACTGGCTACGGTGCATACCATTATGGCGTAGAAGATTGGGGAGACGAGAGAAGTACGTCAGCATTAAACTTTAATACTAAAAGTTTTTCTTTTGATAACTGGGGAGAACATTTGGTTTTTTGTTTTGCAGGAGATGGTAAGTTATATCAGTGGAGGCCAGACGCAGGAAGCAATATTCCAGATACTATTGCAACACCAATTACCAATGCCCCGACAGGATGTCAGGCTGTTGTTGTAAGCAATGAAAGGCATTTAGTAGCCATAGGCGCAGGTGGAGATCCTAGAAAAATAGCATGGTCTGACAGAGAAGATAATACTAATTGGACATCTACTGCTAGAAATACAGCAGGTGACTTGCAAATACCTACAGGCGGCAAAGCTAACTATGCTGTTAAATGGCAAAATGACATTATTATTTTTACCGATGTTGGTATTAACAGGCTTTACTATACAGGCTCTCCTTTTGTATACGGTATACAAGATGCAGGTGTTAACTGTAAAGCTATCAGTCCAAGGTCAATAGTATCTTCTGGTAGTTTTTTATCATGGATTAGTGAAAACTCATTCTTTTCTTTTAATGGTACAGTCAGAGAGTTAAAGTCAGACGTACACGACTACATCTTTGACAATATACAAGTTAATACACAGCAATCTACATTTGGTACACATAACATAGATTTTAATGAGATATGGTGGTTTTTCCCTGTGGGAGATGTAGACCAACTATCACCTAACAAGTATGTTATATGGAACTATATAGACAATGTTTGGAGTATAGGCTCTATGAATAGAAGTTGTTGGGTAGACCAAGGCGTATTTAATCATCCTTTGTCTTGCGACTCTAATGGCTTTGTATATGAACATGATAAAAGACCCTTGTTTAACTCTCCAAACTTAGGTGACCAAGTTCCATTTGCTACCACAGGACCGCTTGAGATTGGCAATGGCGATAAATTAGCACAGGTTAATCAAATACTACCAGACGAAGAATCCAATAGCTTACCAGGCATTACAATAGGTTTTAAAGGCAAGAACACACCACTGGGTACAGAAACAGACTTTGGTAACTTTACCTTTGAATCAGATGGTTATACCGATGCAAGGTTTACAGCAAGACAGGTATCTATGACGGTGACTGGTTCTTTAACCCAAGACTTCCAAGTTGGCAATATAAGATTAGATATAAAAACAAGAGGTAAACGATAATGGATTTATCCTCACAAAGACAGTATATACAAAGAATTGAAGTAGCACATAGCATACTTACAACCACAGACTTAACAACATTTTATACAGCTCCAAGTGGCGATGATTTTACTTGTTCTGTAATTGAATCTATTTTGGTATGCGACCACGATAATCAGCAAACTAAGATTACCTTTACAGTAGATAATGCAGGTGTTACTTATACTTTATTTAAGGAATATAATATTTCTGCCTATAATACAGAGGAGCTTTTAACCAGAAACATGTTCTTACATCAAGGCGATGTTTTGAAAATACAAGCAAATCGTGCTGGTAATTTAACTGTTTATGCAAGTATCGTAGAATATGCAAAAGGCGATTAAAAAGTCTTGGAAGGAAGAATGGATTAGGTGCAAGCCTCTTATAGCAAAGGCTATAAAATATCAAGACTCCTATACAATCGATGATATAGAAGCTAAAATAGATGAAGGAATATTCTTATTATGGGCAGGACAAAACTCTGCTTTTGTAACAGAATTTGTAGTATTCCCGCAACACACTGCAATGAATTTATTATTTTGTGGTGGCGATTACAAAGAATTAGAGGTAATGTTGCCACACATAGAAGATTATGCCAAAGCGTGTGGAGTCAAAAGACTCTACGGCGGAGGCAGAAAAGGATGGACTAGGAAACTAAAACATCTAGGATTTGAAACAGAATATCTAATTAGAAAAGACTTATGAGTAAAGGAAAAACAACAACAACACAAGAAGCAACTCTACCAGATTGGCAGAAAGACTTGTATATGGACTACTATCAGCGTGCTAAAGAAGCATCTGATATACCATTTGTAGGTTATACAGGCGATAGATTCGTTGGCATGTCTCCAGAAGAAATGCAAATGGGTGCAGGAATACAAGGTTTATTTGGTAGCGCTTTTGGTTATGACCCAACAGGACAGCTACAAGCATTGGCTGGTCAAGCAGCTCCACAAATAGGAGATGTTCAGTCTTTATTAGATGTAGACATAGGTGCATATCAATCACCATATCAACAACAAGTTATAGATCTTGCAATGCAGGATATACAAGAACAATCTGAAATGGCACAACAAAGAGCGCAAGAGGCAGCGATAGGAGCTGGGGCTTTTGGTGGCTCTAGGTCAGCGCTGTTAGAGACAGAAGCTACTAAGCCTTATGCACAGGCTGCCGCAGAAACAGCTGCTGGTTTAAGACAAGCAGGCTATCAGCAGGCGCTGGGCGCGGCGGAGTCAGATATAGCAAGACAACAACAGATGGCCATGCTTGCACCAGAATTAGAGCTAAGAAGCCGTCAACAACAAGCTAATCTATTAAGTGGTTTACTAGGTGGACAGCAACAAGCTTTAGGTTTACTTGGTGGCTACGGTGCCTTATCAAGAGGATTAGGACAACAAGAACAAGACTTTGCTTTCCAAGAGTTTATGAGAGAGCAGGGTTATCCAGCATACTCATTAGGTTTATTAGGCCAAGGCTTAGGCATGATGCCTCAGTTAGTTGGTCAGACATCAACAGTGCAAGAACAAGCAGGACCAATGGGAGTCCTTGGTGGACTAGCAGGTCTTGGTAGTTCATTAGCATTGGGTGGTATAAATCCTTTTAGTGGATTAAGTGGATTATTTGATGGTGGAAAGGTGCAAACATTTGCAAATGGTAGCGTTATTCCTCCTATGCAAAATTTTAATTTTTCACCAGGGGGAATGGTTGGATCGGGCTATCAGTCTAGTCAAGTTAATTTACCAACAAATTTACCAGGATTATTATAATGATATTTGGAAAACCGAAAACACCACTAACACCAGAACAACAACTGCAAAGAAGACAAAACATTGGAGTTGGTTTGGCAGCATTGTCAGAAACCTTACGTGGTGGCGATCCTGTTGGTAGGACTCTGGGTTTACAAAAACAGTTTGAGGCTCAACAGCAAAAAGCAGAGCAAGATAAACTTAACCAAGAATTAAATGCTGCCATTGATAGCTCCAATATTCCTGAATCACAAAAAATATTTGCAAAAGCTATGGGCATAAAAGAAAAATATGATGCCTTATATGGACAAAAAGCACCCAAACGAGAATACACGGAAGATGTAATGGGTGTAAAAAGATATATTGATACACAAGAAAGAGTTTTTCCTGGCACAGAAATACCAAAAGATAAAACAAGCACAACAGAAACTGAAAGAATGCAGGCTGCTTATAATAAGATAATAGAAATTCCTGTAGAGGGAAGAAGTGAAAAAGATAAAAGAAATATTGCTATATATGAAAATAAATTATTTGGTCAACCTAGAGTAATACCTTTTTATGACAGTCAGGGAAATGTTGTAGAAAGTATTACAAGTAGAGATTTGATATTAAATCCTAACATCATTAAAGAAAAAGAAAAACAAGGATTGTTTACCGTAGGTCAAACTCCTAGCACAGCGCCAAAAGGTGCTAAGTCTGTTATGACATTGGTAAGAGATGATTATCTTGGTGCTAAATCACAAATAGATACTATTAATGATTTGGCATCTATTGTAGAACAAAATAAAGATGCATTTACTTTAGCAGGCGGATTGGCTAATTTTGTCAATAGTACAAAATATCAAGTACAAAGTGCAGAAAGATTGGCTAATTTAGATAAACTACAAACAAATAAAAAAGAATTTACAGAATTAGATAATATGTTAGATTCTAAATATGGTGATATTTTAGATAAAATTTCACAAGACAGAGCTGTAGCTAAATCAATCTTTTTAAGATTAGCTTATGGTACTGCTAAAGAAATTGATCCTAGTGGAAGATTGTCTGACAATGATGTCAAGATTGCTATGGACATTATTGGCAACCTAGGTCCAAACTGGAAGGCTAATTTATCAACATTAGAAAGTTTGGCTAATACAACACAAAGAGAATACACTGACAAATATAAAATAAGAATTAATCGTGTTGGTGATGAAAATTTAGAAGAGGCAAATAAATATGAAATTATACCTCAATTTCTTAACGGAAGAGATTGGAGGCAATCAGTACCATCTGTAGCAACACAACCAACGCCAAATATAGAAGATATATTAAATAAATATCCACCACAGGGTTAGACAATGGCAACATTAGCACAACTAGAACAGGCTCTTATACAAGCAGACCAAGCTGGTAATGTTGAAGATGCTACCGCGTTAGCAAATGAAATACGAAGATTACAAGCAGAACAACAGGCGCTTGAAAGCTTAGAAACTGGTTTAGAACAAGAAAGAAAGCAAACTAGAACAGAAAGATTAAAAGATATAGCAGATATACCAATAAGTCTTGCAAAAGGTGTTGCAATTGGATCTGTAGGTACGGCTGCAATTCCATCAATGATACAACAAGGACAGGAATATTTATTCTCTAAACTTCCGTATGGAAAGCAGGCGGAACAAATAATGTCAGCCATGCCCCTTACTAAACCACTATCTACTCCAAGCATGCAGCAAATGATGGGTTTGTTAGAATCTATACCTAAAGCAAAATCTTTAACTAGATATCAGCCTAGAACTCTTGCAGGTGAATATGCAGAAACAGCTGGTGAATTTATTGGACCGTCTGCTATTGCAGCAGGTATAAAGAAAAGTCCAGAAATGCTTAAAACTGCTGGTATTCTTGGTGGCCCAGCAGCTGGAGTGCAAGAAACTCAAGAGCAGGTTGGTCTTTCTCCAATAGCAGCAATGCCAGCAACTGTTTTAACTACATTGATTGGTGGTTATGCTATGGGTCCAAGCAAGGCTGCTTCTTATGCACAACAGGCACTTAAGGGCGTAAGCGATGATGAGTTAAGGCTTGCAATGGCTCTTGAAAAACAAGCTAACGACTTGGGTTTAAGTGTAACTGCGGCAGAGTTGATAGATAATAAAATTATAAATTCTCTTGGTAGTATTGTGTATGGAACTAAAGAAGGTGGAAAAATTATGTATGACTACCTTAAAGACAGACCGCAAGAGGTTGAAAAAATTGCAACAAGGTTAATGGATGCAATGATAGAAAACCCACAAAGTATAAGGGAAGTATATAAAAAAGTTGGAACAACAGCTGACAAAGCACTAACTAGAGCAAAAATAGACAGAACAGAAGCAGCACAAGATGCTGGATATGGAGTTGCAAACACAGAATCAATACAACCTAATAATGTA